CTGCAATATGGGCTAACGAAATTGCCAGGAACTTGGAAAAGTTCCTCGTATATGCACAGCCGGGCGTGGTCAACAGGGACTATGAAGGCGAAATTTCCGGGGCAGGTTCCTCTGTCAAAATCAATGGCATCGGACCCGTGACAGTCGGAAACTATGTCAAGAATACCAACATCGGCGATCCCGAGACCCTGACCGACGCTCAGACAACCCTGACCATCGACCAGCAGAAGTATTTCAACTTCCAGGTTGATGATATTGACAAGGCCCAGACCAAACCCAAGGTAATGGCCAATGCCATGCTCCGGGCGGGGTACGGCATGAGGGATGCTATCGATCAGTATATAGCAAGCCTCTACACAGACGCCGCCGCCGCTAACCTGATAGGCACAGATGCAGTACCAAAGGTACCCAACAACACCGCCGGCGACCCCAGCAACGTCTATAACCTCCTGGTGGATGCAGCGGTCGCCCTGACCGACAGCAAGGTTCCGACTGAGGGCAGATGGGTTATTGTGCCTCCCTGGTTCTATGGCAGGCTGCTCAAGGAGCCCATATTCGTGAAGGCCAACGAGTCCGGAAGCGATCAGGCTCTTAGGAATGGTATTGTTGGAAAGGCCGCCGGGTTCACGGTCCTACAGTCTCACAATGTGCCGAACACCGCCGGCACGAAATACAAGATCATGTTCGGCGTGGGTGACGCGATCTCTTACGCATCCCAGATCACCGAAGTCGAGGGCTACCGGCCTGAAAAGAGGTTCGCCGACGCCGTCAAGGGTCTGAATGTCTTTGGCGCTAAGGTCGTCTATCCCGAGATGCTCGGCGTTCTGACCTGCAATCCTGCTTGAGGTGGACAGATGAAAAAGATATTTGCATTCCTGCTAATGCTTATGCTGCTCACTGGAGCGGCATCGGCAACATACACAGCAATCTCTAAGGTCGTCAGCCTTGATAACGAGAACGACTATGCCAGCGCTCCCGCCTCATGGGATACCCTGCTTGGCAACGGGTCAGTCAACTTCTATGCCTGGCCTGGCGGCTACGACCTCATACTCATGGTAAACGTGACCGGGGTTAAAGCGACAAACTACCTGAATGTCATGGCTGGGGACAACCCGCCCGCTTTCCGGTCGGATATCGGGAATCTCACTATATCCACTTGGACTGACGGAGGCAACGAGGTCCGGTTCATAGGCCCGCTGGAGTCTGCCAGGTTCATGAACTCCACCGGCTACCTTCAGGTCAGCTCAAAGAACCTGACGGGCACGCTGGCAGTCCTTAAGGTGGTGAGCTAGTGGCTGCCGCTAAGACGGTCAGATTCCGTACCAAGAGCACGGGCGTGATCTGGGAGATGGAAGAGGGCTCCGAGGCAGCCAACCGCTGCCGTCGCCTGAAACTCGATTACGAAGAGGTCAAGCCGGAGAAAGGGGCCTGATCTATGCCTATCGTACCTCTGGAGGGCAGCATCAAGCTCCCCCCTGCTGCAATGCGCCTGGTTTTTGTGGCACCATCATTCAGGCAGCGGTGCCTCATCGGGCTGTACAATCTTCTTGGAAGAGTTAAGGAGGCTAAATTATGGTAGCAAGTGGACTATGCACGGCCTGGATGAACACCATCCTGGGCCTGATCTTCGGGGCGGCTGGCTCGCCGTACACGGCTCCGGCAAACGTCTATGTGGGCCTGGCAACGGCGGTCGCTGCTGATGGGACTGTGACTGGCGAGCCCTCAGCTGGCAATTATGCCAGGGTCACTGTAGTGAACAGCTCCACAAACTGGAACACGGCTGCTAATGGGGCAGTCGATAACAAGACCGCAATCACTTTCCCTCAGGCTTCAGCCAGTTGGGGGACTCTTGACACGTTCTTCATCGCCAACCACTTGACAAACAGTGGGGCTGCTGTCATCTGTTACGGCACACTGTCCGAAGAAAAGACCATCGGTACCAACGACACGCCAAGCTTCGCGGCTGGCGCACTGGATATCAGCTTCACGGCGACCACATGATCAGACAGAAGAGCGCAGCCGATTGGAGAGCCCACGTAGAATCTCAGGGCTCTCTTGAAGAACAGCTTGAGTTCCTTGCGGTGGTCCGGGCCTATCGAGACGATTGGGCTGTTAGGAAGCAAGCTCTGACGGCTCAGTACAAAGATAACCTGCAAGATCCTGCCTACCTGGCGGCAAAGGCAGTATTGCAGACAGAAGCCGAGACTCAGCTACTGAACTATGGATTTTACGAAGAGGTGACCGAGGCTGAGCTGGACACGGAGTTCGTTGAGAACGTCCGGGAGGCTGTGGTAGAGAGGCCGCTATTGATTCTGCGAGTCGTCACTCGCATAACCAACTACTACAGAGCCCAGCAGGAGAAGCCAGCGCTCACAGAAGCGCAAGTAAGAGCTAGACTATTAGCATAGGATAGACATGGCAGAGCAATACGTGGCAGTAGACCCG